ACATAAAAACCGCAGCTGCGATCATAATTGGCATCAGTTGAATCTCTCCGCCTCTTGGGATTGCGGTTATAACGGATTAATATTTTCTGTTCCGAAAGGGCCATTCGGAATCGCTACTTTTACAAGCGGCTTTCACAAGCGGCTTTCACAAGCAGCTTTCACAAGCAGCTTTTATAGTCAGTCTTCGCGCAGAATCAAAGTCGAAAAATCGTTGTACAAATAGTTATATAAATAGTTAAGGCACCTAAGTAATCTAATCCGAGGCTTAAATTTTGTGACACGTGGGAAATTGCGACTTTTCGACAAAAAACTTCGACAAAAAACTTCGTCAAAAAAATGAGATTTGTGATATATTTAGACAAGATGTTCCATGAACGTGGTCGTCAATTCGTCAATTACGACTCCGAAATGCTTCCCGACAACGTTCATCGTGCCCATTTCACTGCCAATGACCAAATTAATCGAAATTCCTTTCTTGCCATATCGACCCCCTCGACCAATTCGATGCAAATAGGTATCGAAACTCACTGGCATATTATAATTAATAATGGCCGAAATTTGCTGGAAATCCAAGCCCCGCGCGAACAGATCTGTTGCTAGCAAAACGCGAATTTCACTCTGTCTGAAACGTCGCACTATATCAGTCCGCTCGTCTGGCGTTAAGCTACCGTGAATTAATTCAACAGAGAATCCATTTTCATTTAAGTATTGTCTTGCGGCTTCTGCTCCCTTGATTGAATTGAAATATATAATTGATTGACCAATCGTGATTGTCGAGTATAAATCAATAATTGTGTCTAGTTTACTTGCCTCGGATTCTAATTTCACATAGAACTGTTTGATGCCATCGAGTGTCAATTCTTCGGGTTTAATGGCAACTTTGAACGGATCACCGTGCATTATTTGATCTGCAATGTCGATTGTCTCGTCATTCATTGTTGCTGAGAACAAACATATTTGCGCATCCTTTGGCACCCGCTGAATAATTTCAGACAGTGCATGGCATGATCCTGCTTCACATAACTGGTCGGCTTCGTCCAGTGTCACATTTTTCAGGCGCGAAATGTCAACCAATCGCTTTTCGATTAGATGCTGTAATCGCCCGAGAGTGCCAACTAAAATATGCGCACCTTGAAGTGTTTTTCTATTCTCGCGGAGATCAATTCCACCAACACAGAGTGACACTTTAGCGCCGGCAAAAATTCCTAACTCGGCGGCAACGCTAGAAACCTGCGCACTCAGTTCGCGAGTTGGCGTAATGATGAGTGCTTGTGCTGCTGGTATTTTATAATCAATCAATTCCAATATACCGAGAGTGAATGCGCCGGTTTTTCCAGTGCCCGATTGGGCTTGAACTACCATATCGCACCCCTCTAAGATTTTAGGTATGGCAATTGTTTGAATCTCCGATGGAGTTTCAAAGCCATAACTGAAAATGCCTCTCATGATACTATCGCTGAGCCCGAAGTTTTCGAAAGTTGAAGTCTCTATACAAGCCATGTCTATTTTAACATACTCTACAATTCAAATTTGAAAGCGTGAAATAGACAGAAAAACACAAAAAAGAGGTCAAAAGTGCAATTTATATAGCAATTTATATAGCAATTTATATAGCAATTTAGAGTGTGTATAAATCGGCCGCCCGTTTTTTGAGCTCATCATGTGTTTGACTCAATACATGCTGGAATGCGGCGTCGTGAAAACTTATTTCGGCTGGGTGGAGATTTCTGATATATTCTTGTTCAGAATCGACATACTCTACAGCATCACGACTAATTGCTAAATATATTCGTTTAACAACATCATTTGTATGTATGGCCAGATTCAATGGCGCGTGCGGCGAGTGACCAATTTTGGGTCGCAAATTAGAACACAAATCATTAAATTGTTTGTTAATTGAAACTTTGTATGTGGGTTCTAAAATTTGACTCAAACGCTGCGAGCCGAATGCAAATAAAAGAATTGTCTCTTCGAACATGTCGAGATTTGAGTCAATATTTTTAAATATGTCCGTCATCATTTTCTTGACTGATTCTTGAAACTCACCCATTATTTTTTGTCTGGCATCAGGTTCAGTGTCGGTGCTGGTTTTAAGTTGTTCAACACATCCACGAATTTTAATAAATTCAGCGACAAATAATTTATCACTTGCGCTCTTAGTGAAATCATAAATTGTGTCGCTAATATTTTTCGACTTGAAAAATTGATTAAGTACTGGACGCTTTAAATGAGCCGCGGCTTCTTCTGCATATGCAGCTCCCCCCGACCATTCGAAGCAGCATACCCCAAATCCGAACAGCAAATAGTACACGGACATTTCAAGTTTTTCACTGTGTGACATTGTTTGTGTGATTGAAGAATATATCTCTTGCAAGTGTGCTTGAAAATCATCAGTGATTAAATTATTGAGTAGATTGGGAAAATGATCGTTGCCCGTAATCATATCTGGAAACCCAAATAACATTAAGTCCCCCTTCAGAGTTTTGAGAATTTCATGTTTGATATATCCCATTGCCGCGAGGATGGGCTCGACATATGGGAGCTCTGGATTCGAAATTATTTCGGTGAGATCAACAGCTTGAGTGACTTCAGCCATAATAATATATGAGCATTAATGTTCATTTTTCAAATGAATGATTGATAGTTGCAGAACGCATAATTAGTACTCGCGAAACACATATTTTCGAAATGCCGTTACCTCGTGATCCAAAATTATTTTTCGCATAAAGCTTCTATACGAGTAACCTTCCAATCTACAACGGATATAAAATAACACATACATCCCGCACTCTGTTTCCGATTGCTGATGACAAAGTTTTGTCACATTAACTGTATCTACCTCGTAATTTCCGCGGTATCCAATCAATGTTTTTTTTGTCTCTTCCATGAATCGAATGACATCTTTCGGTGGAGGATTTCCCGCAGAGTTGAAATATTCAATTGTCCACGGTTCGTGAGCCTGCTGAGGCTTACAATCAATAAACAGTGCCACCCAATGTTTTCCCGGACCTGTTGATGTGTCCGTATTTATTACGCAAGCCATTTGATTATTTTTTCGTTGGATATATTCATCTCCGCATTGAAAATCAATGTCCCCACTCAGTATATCGGTTATGTTTACATTGACCAAGTCAGACTCGATGCGATAAAAATCCATTGGCGTGAACGGAAACGGATAGAATGATGTAAACGTTCGACTCCAGCGCTGAAGGGCATCGTCAATGTTAAAATTACTGAGTAGACTAGTAGAACTTCTCGGCCCGCTTGGTTTAAATCTCGCTTCAATCGTGCTTTTTGAAATTTTCTTTGAGATGTCTGGATGACTAATTACACATGATTCTGATCTGCATCCCATTAAATTTGCCGCGCTTTCTATTATTTTTGCTCCTTCAGATTTGGTTTTCGCTTTGAATGTTTCGATGTCCGTTACGACCTGCGTGTCTCCCTCCGATTTGACAAATTCGTGGACGACTTTTATCATTTGCGAATTTGAGCACAAACCATCCGCTCGCTTTTCTGAATATTCGTTACATTCTGATTCAGTTACAGACAAGTGCGAAGCGGACGGAACCGTGACCTCGTGAGCGGACATTAATATATAGTATGAATTTTGTTTGTGGCGCGTAATATATATGCATCGTGTTAATAAAACAGTTATGGCCGGTGGGGGAGAAAGTGTAGCTACCGGTTTTGTCCGGGCCGAATGGGAAAAAAGAAAGATGATTCATAAATTGTACACCCGTGACGAATACAAATATATGTATTTTGCGGACAAACAGATGGTCGGCACTGGTGATATAATTGCGAGTATATTTGATTCGATTTGTTATCAAAATTTGCACACAATCGGATTACAACTCGACGAAATAATTGAGCAGATCGAAATGAAAAATCAGCACATCGCATTTGTGTACGGCAAGAACGAAATTGCGCCCGCATTAAAACGTGGACATCCCACAGATTTATATCGCATATATAATTCGATCAGTGTCATCGCGAAAACGTTGGGTTTTCAAAATACGGCCAATGTTCCTGAATTTGATGAAACAATGCCGACGGGAATCGCAAGCACTGAAAACGAAAGAGATCTAATTGATCTCGAAAATTCTGTTATTAAATATACACAAAAACTAGAACGATATATGTGTGTGATAGCTAATAATTTGAGTGTGATGTGTGATTTTTTACGCGCGACATTACATGAAACACAAGTTTAAATTTGAATTGTAAATACCGTGTGATATATTATATTATAACATGATATCCCCCGATTACGACCAATTACTACAATCGTTTGTGGACAGGTTCAAGCATTTACCACAACAGCGATCGTCCGAATGGTTACAGGCGAAATCAAAAGCTGTAGGAGGATCAGAACTCGCAATATTAGATGGATGTAACCCGTATCAATCATTGATTGGTTTGATTATGAGTAAGTCAGGAGTTTATGTTCCGCCCCGAGGAAATTTGACACCGTGCCATTGGGGAACATTATTTGAAGATGTTATTACACGAATTATTGAGATAGACTTGAATACTAGTGTGATGGGAACTGACATTTGGATCCCGAGCTTTCCGCATCATAATGTTAGTCCCGACGGCTACTGTACCATAACTGTGGTTGAGACCGACGACGATTATGAATTATTAACTAGTGCAAACGCGGCACAGCACGAAGGCAAACCAACAAAAAAAATTGCGACATTGGTTGAATTTAAATGTCCGATCCGACGCAGGCCAAATGGCGAAGTCCCGCAATATTACAAACCGCAAGTTTGGGCAGGTTTACACATTTCACCAATGGCATCGCAGGGATTATTTGTTGATGCGGTATTTCGTAAAACCCCGCTTAAATTTCTCCGACCCAACCGATGTTATGATTTTAAATTCCACAGAGAAAAAAATTCATGGGGGACTCCTATTGCACTAGGTATTATTGGTTTTTATTCGAATGATGAAGCTCTCACTGCAAAATTAGCAAAACTATCAACGCGAGATTGCGTACTCGACGTCTTCGATGATTCAGATGATGATCAAGACGACGAGAATAAATCCGACACAAATCAATTGGCATATGATCCGGGATTAATTCCAATCGATCTTGGTGATACAGACAATAATGCGTTCGAAGCATTTTTACATGAATTCGCCGAGCGTAATTTACTGGTTAGGTTCAATGACCCGCACTTTGACGGAATCATTAACGCAAGCAGTGAAATTTGCGCGTTAAATAAAATGAGTCCCGAAGGATATAATTTAATTGGCATATTGCCGTGGAAATTATTTGATTTGTACTATGTTTTACTCGATCGTAATTTCGAGTTCATGAAACAAATCGAACCCGTGGTTCAAGATATTATTGGTACGGTACTTTCGATTCGCGAAGCTCCAAACCCCACAAAAAAATTCAAAGAATTATACCCAGACATTGAAATCCCTGATTCGTAACTCGCAGAATTATTTTTTTGATTCGTACACTGGTCTTTTCACATGCCGATAAAACAGAGCTATGCCTGTCGTTTCTGACAATCGCTCAATTTCGATCAGGTCGCCAACATGAGCATTAATCCATGCCAGCGGCGGATCGTTTTGAAATATTCCGGGCATGTTGGCAACATTAATGTGCTGATCTTTGATTAGTTTTTTTGCTTCTGCGTCTGACATTATTCGATGTTTCGGAACTGCGCAATGCTCGGGAACGATAATTAAAAATATGTCATACGGAAAGATTTGATAATCCACCGGGAGTTTATCTTGTCGAATGCCGAGCAGCATACTCATCATAAGCTTTCTTGCGATGAACTCTCTGTCTGCTATTATTATTATCTCATCTACTGTACCATTTTTATATATAGATTCTGCTTCAATGCCCGTAAGCAATCCTCTGAGCTCGGGACTTTTTAGTGCATATTTTCCGAATTGATTTAAGATGAGTATTATTACGTGCCGAGAATTAGCGTTCGTGCAGTTTACTCGAAAATATCCGAAGCGAACAAATTGACCGACAAATACATCTTTCGTACACAGCGCATCAGTGATTACACATTTTCGATACTCTGCGAATTTGTTCAGGTTCGAATACGCAATGAATGGCGCATAATCGTTCATATTTATTCTATATTATAAAATTCAATTAATTCAAATTCGGTGTGTGACCTATTATTATTCGTATGTTTTATGATCTCGAACATATATATTGCACAAAATGGAGTCAAATAGAACAATTCTGACCGGCCATGCTAAGGGTTTCTTGAAAACAGCAGTCACTGCCCACCCCATCGCGTTTGGGCTCTTCGCAATTGCGCAAGCGTTGTTAATAGGATTATTGATATTTATTATCATTTTAATGAAAATGCACATGACAACCCTCAACGCGAAAATAACTAAACCAGCCTTTCGAACGAAACGATTCCGTTCGGGGTATGATGACTGGCGAGCCCAGGGAGCTACTGATTGGCGAACACTAAATGTGTCTGGACTTTCAATTACAGGCGGAACTGCTCAACTCCCAGAGTCAGATCAAGTTTCATTAATTGCAGAGAACTTTCCTCTCCAGATCAGTTAAGTGGCAAAATGTTGAACGTATCGACCGGAGCAACAGACTAATTTAAATTATTTGACCTATTTGAAAACGTACGAGACATATATAATAATATGGGCGGACAAGAAGCAAAATCAGGAATATCTTTCAAAACAATAATGGCAATTGTCATTATTGTTGTGATTTTATTTATTGCGTACAATTACAAGTGGCAACAGGATGGGTGCTCGAAAAAACGCACAGACGATAGCGTGCCTGCGAATGACATCGGCAACGATATCAGAAATGAACCCAATCCTGACCCTGAAATTGAAAAACTAATTACCACCATACACCAAATGCAGAGAGCAAATTACTAGTGCAATTGTGCTTATTTTTTTGTCTGTATTTATATAGCGCGAATTTATTATGTCATACCCGAGTGTGCCGATAAAATCGCTTGGCGATTTGGATAATTCGGAGATGATTGAATCGTCCAAACGATTTTTGAAAGATATTAGCTCCAGATACGAATTTCAAAGATACGCCAATGTTACTCAGCGATTTGATCAGATGCCAGAAGATATTGCAAACAAAATCAAACGAAATCTCCGATCAATTTCAATAAGCAATGCGGAAGTGAATCAATTAAGTATGCCTGGGATTCGATTTCATGGATCGCAATTGTTTGTTCGAGATTTCAACAATCCGAACACACGATATAATCGATTGTTGTTAAATTGGAAAATGGGGATGGGCAAGACAAAAGGCATGTTATTAATCACAACAGAATATGCAGATTTTTATAAGCGACAGCAATTGCGAGTCCCGTCGGTATTTATCATTGCCAACCAGGACAATCAGCGGAACATTATCAGAGAACTAATTTACGAACCATACTTTGGATTCGCCACGAAAGCTGAATTGCATGAATTATACATGTTGCAAAAAAACAAATCTCCTAATTTTAATTCGGTTAACGGAAGCTTAAAGCGCCGCGCGACTGATCGCTCGAGGGGCGGATTTTATCATTTTTATGGTTACAAAGAATTTGCATTGCATTTGTTTTGCGACTACGATGTCAAAGATGTGCTTTATGCATCAGATATTGATGAACGCATTGCGCGCGGGGATATAAAATTAAATACTACGATCATGAATCAGCTGGTTAATGGATTCATGGTTGTCGATGAGGTACAAAATATTTACAACATCAAAGAAAAAAATACATATGGCATTGCAATTCAGTATGTGTTAAATCGCATGAAACATGAAGGACTTCGTGCGGTATTTATGTCCGCAACACCGATGACCGGCGATGTTTCTGAAGTCGTTGATCTTTTAAATTTATTAATTCCTGACGTTCATTTGGAACGCAGCGATCTTTTTCAGAATTTGGGCGGCAGAACAGATTTTAAAGAGGGCGCACTAGAAAAAATCGGCGCATTGTCTGTGGGACGCGTTTCGTATGCGTATGATGTTGATGTATCAGACTACCCCGAACAAATTCTCGCGGGTACATCAATTGACGGCATTCCATTTTTAAAATTTGTTCAGTGTCCAATTTCACCTCTACACATGCGAACATTTATCCGTGCTGCCAAAGATGATGCATCAACTGCTGATACATCGACTGCTGATGCATCAACTAACGGCGCGCCGACTGTTGACGATGTAGCCACTGATGACATAATTGCTGATGACGCAGATGATGATACAGTGTTAGCCACAATAGGAGGCGGGGATTTGAAAATGCCGGCTCTCGGCAAAGACAAAATCGCACTGAATGATATGGTGTTTCCGAATCCCGCATTTTCGTCGCGATCAGAAACAGTGACCGGTGAAAGTGACGAGTCATTTGGGCTATATAATTCGCGCGATGTAATGCCCTCAATACTCAAATCAAGCGCAAAGTGGCGAGCCGAGACCGGGATCGAAATTAAGAAAACATTATCGGGATCACTAGTGATGAGTGGGCCGTTTCTTAAACTTGAAGAAGGATTAAATGGATTGGCCGGATATTCATCAAAATATGCATATCTTGTGCGAAGTATTATTCAAAACATTAAAGATGGGCCGGGAAAAATTATGATATATCACCACTACGTAAATATGTCTGGCGTCCTTCTACTCTCAGAATTGATGGAAATGAATGGAATCATTAATCAATATTCCAACCCCACCGATTCTACATTGTGTTCGAATTGTGGAGTAACAATGGGCGCACACAAAACTGCTGATCACGATTTTACACCAGCAAGATATTTGGCGGTTCATTATAAAATTACAGATTACGAACGAGATTATGCAATATCCGCGTTTAATATGCCATCAAATACTCAGGGTTACGAATATCGAGTTTTTATTGGATCTAGCGTTATCAAGGAGGGCATATCATTTAAATCTGTTCGCAATCAGTATGTAATGACACTTCCCGTTGATATTCCGACGTTATTACAAGTTATGGGTCGCGTCGTTCGAAAGGGATCGCATCAATTACTTCCACCAGAGGATCACAATGTAACTATTCATATCGTCGTAGCATCATTGCCGAACAAAAATGTTTTTGACGAGACCCCAGAGATTAGGCGATATTCAGAAAAAATGCACAAATATCACATGATACAGCGAGTAGAAAAAGAATTCAGAACTTGGGCGATTGACTCATTTACAGGCAAATCGATAACGCAGGACACAATATACGAACTCTCATACAGCTCGGCGATATCTGACACGCCTGAAACACTAAATCGCGCAACATTCGAAGCTTACAATTACAGTACAGCTGAAGTTCGATTTATCACCATAATGCTCAAGCATCTCTTTGCAAATCGATACATTTGGACTTACGACGACTTGGTCCAAATGATTAAAACGCAAGGCGTATTCAAAAACATATACGTGAACACATCAATCATAGATGAAGCAAATATTGCTTTGGCAATACAAAATCTTGTTGGAAGAAAATATACTTATGGAAAAACGGGCTGTGAAATTGAGTACTTCGATCCATTTTACATTATGCAGTGTGGGGATAAACCCCGATCAATATTTGAAGCTCGTTCGTCAAGTATTAGTGTGAACATCAATAAGTATGTCGAACATAAAATGCCCATACATATTTACAATATTCAACTTGACGATTTAATTCGTTTATATGCAACGGGATCGAAAGATATTAACGATATATTATCCGATCAGCTC